GCAGGAGCATTTGGTGGTGGAAGAGAAGGTGTTGCTCAAGCAGAAATAGAAAGAGCTAGACTTGCAAACGTTGGTCAAGCTATGGCAACAGGATTTGGTCAAGCTGCTAATTTAGCTACAGCACAACAACAATTAGGATTACAAGGTGCAAGTCAGCTTGGTGCATTAGGAAGACAACAACAAGGTATGGCACAAGCTGATATAAATCAATTAATGGCAGCTGGAGGATTACAAAGACAACTTGGTCAACAAGCTTTAGATGCAGCTAGACAAACAGAATTACAAAGAGCTTATGAACCTTTCCAAAGAGCAGAGTTCTTAAAAAATATTTATGCAGCTGGACCTACAACACAATCTGCTATTACGTCTACAACTACACCAAGTTCAGCAGGTAATCCACTTGCTCAAGCAGCTGGTGCTGGATTAGGTGCTTACGCTACATATTCAATGTTAAACAGACAACCAGGTGCAGCGACCGCCTTACAATACGCGAGGTAGCACATGGACAAGATTTTAAAACGACCTCTCTTTAAACAAAAAGCGATGGAGGCTTACAAAGCTAAACACGGTGGTAAA